CACAACGCACGTTTCAGTTAAGGACGGCGACAACGGAACAACATTTGGATTCACAATATCAACCGATGCGTTGATGATGACCGGAACAAATCGTTTAGAATTTGGCGACAACGGAACATACATACATCAAAGCGCGGACGGTGTGCTTGATCTAGTGTCCGATACAGAATTGGAATTAAACGCAACCACGATCGATATGAATGGCGCGGTTGTGCAAGACGGCGGAAATTTTACAATTAATGAAGATTCGGGAGACTATGACTTTAGAGTTGAATCTGATGGAAATGCTAATATGTTTTTTGTAAATGGTGGGAATAATAAAATCGGGATTGGGACTGGTTCTCCTTCATATGTTTTTGATGTAGAAAGCTCTGCAAATGATTGGGTAGCAAGTATAGTTAATACAGCATCTTCTGGAAGTGCATTTTGTCAACAATTACAATTTTCTGGAGTTTCGCCGAATAACGCTACTTCTAAGTTCACACAATTTTTAGATAGTTCAACTGTAAGATTTGAAGTTAGGTCAAATGGTGGTGTTGTAAATTTTCAATCAAACGATGCTGATTTATCTGATGAAACCGTTAAAGAGAATATTGCCGATGCGCCAAATTGTCTAGATATAATAAACAATATCAAGGTTAGGAATTTTAAATACAAAGACCAAACCGATAGCAGGACTTTAATCGGTGTAATTGCTCAAGAAGTAGAAGCGGTTAGCAGTTCGCTCGTTGATGATTCCGAAGAATTGAAAAGAGTTTATAACAAAGATATTATGTTTATGATGCTGAAAGCTATCCAAGAACTATCGGATAAACTGGAAGCATTAGAAGCATAATCTAACAGGGAGGCAGAATGCAAAAAGAACGACTTGTAGAACTAAAGAAGCAAAGACAAACCTTAACAACTAATTTAAATGAATTGAATTATTTAATTGAAGGTTATGAAAAAGCTTTAGAAGCACAAGAAAAGAAAAATAAAAAAGATGACAAAGCCGGGAACTGAACAATATCGAACCGATATAGTTGAAAGATTGGCAAGGATAGAATCAACACTTGAAGCAGTACACAAAGAAGCAACGGACACAAAACTTGAGATTCAAATGCAGAACGGACGCGTAAGGGCTTTAGAAAATAAAATGTCAGCGATTCAAGGTATCGGATCGGTATTGTCAGTTATCTTTGGCGGATTCATCGCATATTTATTCAAAGGAGAATAAAATGTTAGATTGGTTCAATTGGACAAATTTCTTTTATTTGATGGGATTGGTTGTAGCCGGTGGCGCAACAATGGTTGGATTAAAATACAAGAAACTTGTTGACGAATTAAAAGAAGTTTTCAAAGCATTACAAGAAGCGTATGAAGATGACGGCAAACTTGATAGCGAAGAACGCAAACAGATAATGAAAGAGATTTTGGACGTAATGGGCGCACTTTTAAAGATAGCTTGGAAAAGATGACATTTGATGAAATAATAGATCACGTCTTAGAATCTGAAGGCGGTTATGTGAATGACAAAGACGACGCGGGTGGCGAAACAAATCTTGGCATATCTAAAAAAGCATATCCGGACTTAGATATCAAGAATCTTTCTGTTGACCAAGCTAAACAAATCTATTACGAAGATTATTGGGTTCCGTCAAAAGCTGAACAGCTTCCAAATCAATTACGCGAAGTTTACTTTGATATGGTTGTCAACTTTGGAAGGCGGGGAGCTGCAAAAGTCTTGCAACAAGCTTGTAATGGGAAAAACACTTACAAGATAAAAGAAGATGGGTTAGTTGGCTCGGCTACGATCGGAGCTTGTAAAAACCTTGAGCCGGACAGATTGAGAGCTTATCGCGTTTTAAAGTTTGCAAAGATAGTTATCCGCAAACCTTCACAAGAAAAGTTTTGGTTTGGTTGGTTCCGTAGGGCGGTCAAAGTATGAACCTTGATGACAACATTCGCATAATAAAAGAAAAGGCCGGGAAGATAGATATAAACGCCTTAAATGCTGAACCTCAAAGACATTACATCGATATTGTTGAACTATTAGCATTAATAAACGATTTGGAAATCCCCGTCAAGATAAATATGCACGAAAAAAATAGGATTACATATTATGAGTAGTTATGAAGCAGTTTACGCAAATTCAACAACGGATTTGCAATATATAGAACCAAATATAAATAATTATAATATGCGCCGTGTATTGCAAAGCGATTGGCAATCCTCTGGAACAACTGATTTATATTATCTTTATTCTTCCGGTCACGTGACACAACTATTCAAAGATGGCGAAGAATTAACAAGTGTAACCGATACACCAAACGCGAATAAAGAATACAACTATAATTCATCAACCGGATTACTAAGTTTGTTCTTGACCAATTCATCAACAACTTTATTGAATAGTTCGGTCATTGAAGGCGGTCGCGATTGGGAAGATTTAAAACTTGAAGCAGTTAAAAAAGCTTCTGATATGGTGCGAAATATCGTTCCATTTGGAATCTATCCGCGCAAAGGTGTTGGAATGGAATCAGCAACCGGCAACAATTGGCCCGAACTAATTGTCAGAAGTACCGCGATAATCGCTTGTTCTGATCTTGTTCGTCCATTTGACTTTGAAAAATCAGAAGAAATATTAAATAAAGCAATGAACCCCGAAGGAACCGGCTTTTTGGATATGATAAGAAAAGGCGAAATCGCATTGTATCAAGATGAAGGAATGGCAAAGCACGATGGTATTCTTCGCGAGATATCAATTAATGCAAGTTCAACCGGTTCAATCATTGATGTAAAAGGATCGCCTAGCGTTGATTGGGATGTTGTAAAAATTATCATAACAACTGCCGGGACATTCGCAACGGGTTCGGCTTCTTCTGTTAAATACTCAACGTTTGTTTCTGACGATACCGGATTGAAAACATCAATTGTAAAAGATGCCGAGATAATTGACGGATCATTTCAAGATATAGGACGAGGAATGGCGGTCAGGTTTTCGCCCGGTGTATATACTATCAATGATGAATGGGAAATTGAAATCTCAGGCGTTTTAGATTCACGAACTATGGCAGTCAAACACGCTAAAGCGGAGCGCATTTAATGGCAACTTTACAATCGCCACTTTTTGCGGAAAATCATAATTTATTTTCTGAAGAATCGAACACCTTTGACTTTGGTTCAAGTGATGCGGATTCTTTTCAAAACACATTGTATGACAATGTAATGGTATCATTACAAGATTTAATGCGAAATGAGTTCAATATCCCGGTCATTGATGAACATCGCGGGAACCAATCGTTTGTTCTTGATCCGACAGAAGATACATTAATCGAACATTTTGCAAGTGGTCAATCGCGTTCATATGTTATAAATATTATATACACATTGATACGCGGCGGAGGATTTAAAAGAGTAAAAGAAAATTTAATTTCAACGGCTGAAAACGTAAAAAGATTGATTCATAACAACGCACATTATTCTCCGTCAGGTGTTTATAAATACCACGATGGACGTATTGAATCGATTGAATATGAACAAGACGAAGAAAATCTTGACATCTTTCGCGCGAATATGTCGTTTAATTGTACCGTTACGGAGGTTTATGTATGAAGTATATTATTGGAAAAAATATAAAGTCTTTTAATTCAATCAATGATTATCACGGACTTGGAAAAGAAGTCGCAAAAGCATTGGCAGAAGGCAAAGAAGTTGACATCAAGAATCCGCCCAAAGAATTATTGGATGGTGGATACATTATCAAAAAACAAAAAAGGAATAAATAATGTCATTAGATAAAACAGTATATTCCGGAAAACAATTTGAATCGTTCTTTTCAATTCAAACGGGCAATCTTGGCGCGAATAGTGTATCCGGAACATTGTATAAATTAAGAACACCCGAAGTCAATGATATTGATTTCTCAGAGGGTTCACAAAGAGCAGAAATAGAACGATCAGGACAAAGAATATTAAGACCGGACGATCATATCGTTGTAAATAAAGGCGGAACATATACTTTTACTTTTAGCGATTACGCAGTAGAAAACGAAACCGTTCTTCAATCATTGCTTCAATTAGTTACCGAAGACACTTCCCCAAGTGCAACAGTTACAATGACCGGCAACCAAGCAACGGTTGCATATGAGGAAGGCGCGTCAACCGGCGAATATGCTTGTGTTGTTATTTCATCGCCTGACGCTGACGAAGATCGCTTGATGCACTCGTCCATTTTACAAGAGTTGACACTATCAATGAATCCAACTGTAAACGGCGGAAGACTTACCGCTTCAGGTGTGTTCTTTAGTGGATATCAACCAGTAATTGGAACCGAAGGAACATCGCCAAACGCTACCGCAGTAGATTTCACAAAAGGATTTTTCGATTGTACAACTATGACAATTGGAGGAAATAACGTTGTTTTGAATAACTTTGAAATGACCATATCAAATCCGGCTCAAAGAGTAGGATTTTCAACTGTCAATTCAATTAGTCACGAACCTTCCGCATATATGCGAGGTGGTCAAGTCAACGTAACGGGTACAATTAGCGCAAAGCTTGACGACAATGTTGTTGATACAATCGCAGATTTTAGGGCGGGAACATCGCGAAACATTAGCATTGGCGACGGATCAACGATTGACTTTGATATTCCAACCGCTAAATATACCGGATACACCCATACAAATACGGATGCGGGAGTCTTTATTGACTTGCCATTCAAAGCGATGGCGGACGGTTCAAACGCATTGTTTACTATCACTACAACATAATAAAAACGGGAGCGCAAAAAATGACAATTAAAGTCGATGGAAAAGAATACATAATAAACGAATGCACATACGCAGAAAGAAGAGAATTGCATAAATTGAACGCAATGACTTGGTGGGAAGGCAAGATGGATGTTGACGCATATTACGCAGTTCTTGAGCGTGTGGGCGAAATAGCCGGATTAGGCGAAGTAGAATTTCAAGGAATGGAAATGCCTGAAATTGACAAAGTTCTTCAAGCGGTATTTCTTGAATACTTAGGGATTGATCCGGCAAAAAAGGATTCCGGGGGTTAAGCCTTGCGGTTTGGTGCAGTTTTTTCGGTACTCCAAAACCGCCTAAATCATATAGTCGCCTCCCCTATACTGTGGCGAAACTCCCGGTTACTTATAAACACAACGCGGTAAGGATAAACACGATCGATGACATATGGAATATTATTGACAAAGTTTGTGAACCTAGTGAACATTACACCGATGGTCAAATTTTGTACTATACCGTTCCATTCTTTGCAGATTGTTCTTATTTGCTTGAATCTTGGCACTATGATATGATAAACGAATACAATTACATCAAACGATTCAACATATCGCTTGGTAAACTTGATGATATTTCAGCGCATCGATTAGATTGTTTCACAATAATTGATAACGAAATGAACGCTTGTTCAGCAGAAAAGGCAAAAAAAGAAAATGGCAATTAAAGACCTACTTTTAAAACTCCGATTACAAGGAGCAAAGAAAACAAAAGATGATTTAAAAGGCGTTGATTCACTCATTGGAAAGATTGGGAAAACTGCTGTAAAAGTCGGCGCATCATTCTTCGCAGCTCGCGGTTTAATTACTGGCTTTAAAAAAATGATTGACTTGTCAGGGCAGTTTCAAAAAGTTGAACAAGGCTTTGATAATTTAGCAAGAGCGCAAGGTTTTTCCGCTCAAACATTAGATAAATTAACTAAAGCAACCGACGGGACAATCTCAAGTCTTGATTTAATGCAACAAGCAAATAATGCGATGTTATTGGGAATATTTGATTCTGAAGAACAAATGGCGAATATGTTTGACGCGGCGCAAAGACTTTCTTCAGCATTAGGTCAGACGACAACATTTGGTATTGAATCACTTGTTACGGGTTTGGGAAGACAATCAAAACTAATGCTTGACAACTTAGGTATTATGATTGATGTTGAAAAAGCAAACAAGGACTATGCGAGAGCTTTAGGAATATCTACAAGGCAATTAACAGATCAACAAAGAAAACAAGCTTTTGTAAATGCAGCTATGTTTTCAGCTAATACTTTAGTTAGTCAATTGGGCGAAGAACAATTAACATTAGCTGATAATATATTACAAATGAAAGTCGCCATTGATGAATCATTGATAGTTTTAGGCGAAACTTTTATTCCAATGATAACAAAAGTTGCAAAAGGAGTTACTTTTTTAGCTGAGAAATTTAAAGGATTAGTTGATATTGTAAAAAAATTAAGTCCTGAAAAAGAAAATGGAGAACCGCCTTTACAAAATTTTGCAAAAAACGCTGAAGAGGTTTCGCAAAAATTAAAATTTACCGCAGATGAAGCAAAAAAATTAGCTCAATTTACGGCTCAAATGTCAACTTCTTTGGCTACCTCCGCAATTATGGGAGACAACGTAGCAGAAGCGTTTAAAAGAGCATTGGCGCAACAAATTTTAATAACTGCACAATTAAGAATTCAAAAACAACTCCAAGAAGCAATTTCAGCAATTGAAGTGGTAGCGGGTGGCCCCGCCGGATTTCTAATAAAAGGATTGAAGTTTTTATTTGGAGCTTCGCCAACTCAAGCAGCGCCCTCACCAAACATTACAATCAACCAAACAATTCAGGGAGGGATGATAGATCATAACTTTGCAGCTAATAGTATAATTCCGGCAATCAATAAAGCGATTTCAACCGGTCAAGCCCGTATAAATCGATAATGTTATCATTTGATACCTCACTAAGCAACGCACTTAAAAACGCGAATACAACCGCTTTTTGGGTGTTAAAACTATATTATAATGACGAAAGTAATTTTATTGGCGTTAGCGATAGACACCGCGAAGATGGTTCCGACATCTATTATGGAATTGTTGCATCGTTTGGAACACTTCGACAAAGTTTAGATTTTTTTAATTTTACAACGACAATAGGGAATCTTTCTGTCACTTTAATAAATTCAGACAATTCAATCAAGGGCGGAAGGTTTACCGATCTATTGTCAACTAATAACTTTGCTAATCGTAAATGGGAATTATTCCTAAATACAAACGAAACTTCAACGCTTGACACTTCGGCGCGTATGATTGCAAGTGGTGTAATATCGGGAGAAATAGATTTTGATCGAAACAATTGCACTTTGACTCTTTTAGATAATTCGCCAAGATATCATAAACAAATCCCAGCTAATATCGTTGATTCATCAACATATCCAAACGCACCAACAAACAATATTGGCAAACCGATTCCTTTTTCTTACGGGGATTTTTATGAAAAAACAGATATTGGGACAATACCAACTTCACATTTTGATAAATATTATAATTTTTATAAAAGCGCGTTTCCCGCTATTGTTACCGACCTTTGGGACGTAAATGAAAATTCCTCAAAAGCAAAAAGCGATTCACAATCATTGCAAACTATGGACGCAGAAAATATCTATTTTTATAAAAACGGCTTTTATCCTACATTGACCGGAACAATTGATATTTCAGGAAATCCAGAAATAGAATATAAAGACATTGAAGCTTCTGTTTTTATTCCACTTTCTTCTTCAAATCAAGGCTCAGGATCGGGAGATGGAACAGGAGTTATACAAAACCCGGGAAATGCGGTTGATGGCGATTTTAATTCAGTAGCGTTTTTTAGATCGGATGCAAATTCAACAAGATTAATAAATTATGCAATTCCAAACGTTCAAAAGCTTGGAAAATTTACCGGAATATCTTCTTTGCTAAAATTTGGAACTTCAACTATTGCCACAGATTCAGACCCAGATGATTTTTTTCAAATAGGCGGAGCAGTTTCATTAACATCAATAACCGCAGATTCAGAAGTAAAAACAAGCATATCAACTTTATTTTCTACAGAAGAACAAGATTCATTTGATTTTGAAGGCAATCTTGAATATAAACTAGAATCGGGAACAAATGTTGAACAGCTTCAAATATATGAATCCGGCGTTGTAATAGATTTTAATGTTGAAGAAATTGAAGACTTTTCAATCGTTGAAACATTTGAGCAAGACGCGATAACACATACCGTCCAAACAAGATTTGGAACGGATGAAGTCGTTCTTGTTCCCAGACAAACAGTTACAAGAACGGAAACTTTATTAACGCCAAGCAATATCAATTATATTTATTATTCAGGTAAAGGGCGAAAGTATGGTGCTTATATTGATGCAGATGATAGAGGGAGCGGAGAAAGTGGCGACAATGGATTTGCAACTAATTCTTTAATAGAAAACCCAATATATATAATCGAAAGTTTATTAAGATCAGAGCTTGGAAACATAACCAATGGAACAGCAACAAGCACTACTTCAAATAAATTAGTTGATTCGAATGCTAGTTTTTCAGATTCTGTAATTGGTCAAACTTTATATAATACAACAGATGGTACAAGCGCAATGATAACTGCAATAGACAGCTCAACTACTTTATCAATCGATACTAATATTATGGCTAGCGGGGAAAATTATTTGATTGGCGGATTAACATCAAATGAAATAGATTTTACAACTTTTGACAATTCAGGTAATTCAACAAATGGATTTTTAGCTGATATTTATGAAGATTCTATTTCGGACATTAAGCTTGCTTTTTCTCAATTTAAATTTATGAATTCAAAAAGTTTTATTGAAAGACTTTGCAAGCTTTGCTTTTCTTATGTATTTATTGGTGGCGATGGAAAGTTTAAAATTAGAACATTAAGACGCTCGGATGATTATTCGTCAGCAGATGACACAATTGATTATCGCGATCTCAATAACGTGAAAATTTCTAAAACGCCACTTGATGCCGTTAAGAATTCTATACTAATAAAATATAATCACGACTACGGCGGTCAACAAAATAAATCAGAAGCAACCGCAACGGATTCAACTTCGCAAGGAACGACCGTTAGCGGATTCAATCAGGTTTTGACATTACAAATAGAAGCTAATGAAATATTAGATGACACAACCGCGACAAAACTTGCAGAAGCTTATTTATATTTATTAAAAGATAGAAAAAACAAAATTACTTTTTCAACATCACGTCCAAGATATAATCATTTAGAAATTGGCGATATTATTAACTTTAGCAATTGGCCTTCAGAATTTAAATTATATGGTCAAACGCTTGGCGGTTCTTGGGATTCAACAACTTCAACCTTCGACGCAACGACGACAACCTTTGAAAATACCGCAGCCGGTTATTATATGATAACAGATATCGCCAAAAACATTAATTCAAGCAACATCGAAGCAATAAGGGTATCATAATGGCAAATATGAACATTAGAACACCAAGATTTTATCCCGACATAATTAATTTTTTAATGAGTCGCGGAACAGAACAGAACGGAAACTTTGACGTAATAACCGGAAGCAATCTGATTGGTGTTCAAACCGGATCAGAAGCCGAACTTTTTGATATGCGTCCTTTGAATAAAGTTGACTTCAATACAAGCGCGGGAACATCCGACCACGTACTTATAAACATTGATACACAAAGCACAACCGCCAAGAAATCTTTTGTTGCGATATTAAATCATAATATGGCTTCGGCTGATGCTAAAATGTTAATCAAAGCAAGTGACACCGAAGGTCACGTTTCCGCCGTTGATATGGGAAGCGCAACGGCTATGTCTAATTCTGTCAACGTGGTAAACGGGGCAATAAGTACAAACCACATCGCGCCAAGTGCGGACGGAAGCACGATCGTAACTTTTGATGAAAGCGCATTAAGATATTTTGGGATACAATTCGAAGGAAATAGTGGCGGAACATTTAGCTCAACCGATCTATTCGTCGGATGTATATTGTTAGGCGAAGTCTATGAAATGCCACACGCCCCGGATTTGGAAATTTCAAGATTGATTTCATTTAACAGATTAAACGACTTACAAGAATCACTTGGCGGACAACGATTCAGCAACTTGAATACCTTTGGGAGAACTGCAACAACAACATCAAAATCGCCTTTTACAACTGCATCAAATGGCGCAGATTCATTCGGCGGTCGTTTGATTTATGATCTTAAATTTAGCTTTTTAAATAATGCGGATTTGATGCCTGATGAATACGGAACTAAAAACGCAACTGACGATTCATTCGTTGAAGATGTTTGGAACAAGACAAACGGCAACCATATTCCTTTTGTCTTTTCTATTGACAAAGATTCAGTTGGTTCAAATGCAGAATCAGAACATATCTTCGGACGTTTTGCTAATAATACTTTAGATATGCAACAAGTCGCGCCCGACATTTCAAATATATCTTTAACTATTGAGGAGGAATTTTGATGACTCAAAAATCTTTAAATAAAATCGAACATTTATATACGGCGTTTTATACTTCAGTAATAACGATTATTCTATTATTCGGAATGTTTAAATGCACAGAAGAACAATATGTTTTTGGATACAATAAAGATTTTGAGCAAATATATCAAAAGATGTTTGAAGTTGATTCGCTTATGGGAATAATCAGTATCAAAGCGGATTCAATAGATTGGCAAAAATTAGATTCACTAAACGCGGAGTTATATGAGGACTAATGAAAAAGGGAAGGATTATCGTTTTAACGCTCTTTTTGGGGTGTTCAGGCGCGGAACTATATATTAATGATACAAATGGTCAAAAACACTATTACGGACGCAAACCAAAGAGTTCTGGAGAATATTTTTGTTTTTACCACGAAAGACTTGAAAAGGTAGAAATAAGATAATGGAAAATATATACGCAGAATATGGAGCGATTGGGGTTATCGTTTTTTTATTTATTGCCTTAATTATGAATTTAATTAAATCGCAAAAAGCACAAAACGAAGATTTAGACCAAATTCGTCAAGATATTGCCAAACTTGAAACAACCGTTTCGAATACTATGTCAATATGTGTAAAACTTGTGGATAGATGGAACTCTTCTGACCAAACACGCGATAGAAGGCACGAAGACACAATAAAAGAACTAAACGACATTAGTGATGATCTTGCATATCTTAAAGGAAGAATCAACGGAAAAGGTTTATAAAAGAAACTTCTTGATATTAATAATATTTCTTTTTTACATTGTTTCAACGATTAA